CTGCCCGTCCTCGGTTGCAAATATACGCAGGCACAGCTTGGCCAGCTCCTCGCGCTGTTGAGTTACGTCCCTAATATCTGTTGGGACCGGCTCATCGAGATCCTCCCAGCTCATGCCGGCACCATCTCAGGTGGGACCATGGGCTGCTCTGCGCTAGCTGCCATCTGAGCGCTCATGGCCTGCATGGCCAAGGCGCTTTGCTGCTGTTGCTGCATCTGCTCCATGAGCACCGCTCGCTCTGCTTGGTTGTTTCTCAGAGTAGCTGGCACCCCTAGCTTGTCGCCAATGTAGTCGACGACCAGGTCTGTCTTGATAGCTACGGCACCGTCTGTGCCAAAGCCCTGCATCAGCTGCGAGTACTGCAAGATGGCGTTGATCTCGTCCATGGCCTGGGCCTGGGCAAGAGGTGCCACCGGGGTAACCTTGACCTCGAGGCCGTTGACCCGCAATGGAAGATCAATCATCCCGCGCTCGTCCATGACCTCAAGAATTTTGGCCGTCAAAGGAATCATGGTCTCGTTGATTAGTCGGCCAAAGGCAGAGCCCAGGTTCTGTGCCAGCTCCTTCATGCGCTCTACAATCTCTGTGGCAGACCTTGCGGACATATTGTCTGGTGGCAAAGACTCATCGAGGAGAATGCGCTTGATGCTAGCTGTCATGTCGTTAATTACCAGCTGGGAGACGTTGAAGTCACCAGACCGTGGCAGCGCCAGCAAGCTGGGACCCTGTGGCCCACCATTACGCGCCACGGGAATAATTGCACCAGGGACAATCTTGACCGTGTTCGGGTTTAAGACCCCGTCGTCAGCTGCGGTGTATGCACCAGAGACCGCCATAGAGGCGTTCTTGAGCAGCAGCTCCTTGGTCTTGTTTAGGGTTTTAATGTCTGGCAGCGCCGTCATCAGCGGACCGCGACCATAAATCTCACCCGCCACCTTCATGTATCGAGAGATTACCCACGGAGAGGTCTTGCGCCTGCGGTAAACAATCTCTTGCTTGGATACCTTGTCGATGACGTGGTAACAGTAGTCGCCCCTCTTGGCATCGAATATGGTTGCCTCGAGCAGCTCCACATCATCTGTGGGTTTATTTTGAATGCGCCGAACCATGTCGTCTGGCATCTTGGCATCTGGCCACTGGCGCTCAATGCTCTCGCCCTTCATGCGCATCCGACGGTAGACGTTGTCGACCTGGCCGTTGGCTCCCTCTTCGTATGCGACCAGAAATAGCGGTACCGGCACAAAGTTGATTGGACTAATATCGTCGCCTGGCTGCACCATCATGCAGGCCGTGCCAACCGCGAGGTCCAAGAGAAACTCTCCGATTGCAATGTCAAAGTTAGATTGGCGCAGCGCCGCAAACATCTTGTCCTGGTAGACATCCAAGATAGCTTGCGCCATTTGTGTTTTGTCCATGGGGATAGACGGACCCGGCTCGAGCCTGGCCCACTTGCGCTGGGGAGGAAACACCACAGACTGCAGTCGGTTAGCGAATCGCTGAGTAGAGTTGATTGCCGTTGAATCAAATACTCTCTGCATTTTTTTAGTGCCCGACGCGCCACCTTCCCAGATTCCATATAGCTGGCGCTGTGGCAGGGCAAACTCGTAGGCGTCTTGGTACAGCTGCTGGAATTCGTCTTTTTTCTTTTGGGCTATTTCCTGGCGCTTCATTATTTCGTCAGGAGACAAACGAATACCACCCGGCGCTTTCTTGTCGTAGTAACTAATTTCCATCTTTTAGTCCTCTTCCTCGAGCAAATATTCAGATAACAGCTTGCGCTCCATGCGGGTAAGCATCATATTTTTTTTAAGCTTTTTACCAATGGCCATCTTTTGATCGTCGCTCAAAGCCTTGCTAGATTCTTCTTGGCCATTTTTTTTGTGTTTGCCGTTGGCTTCAATTTCAATTTCTACTTTCATTTGTTGCCCCTGGCCGCCATCATGTTATCAATTAAATTTGGATATGGCCGCCCAGCTTTCTTAGCTTTGCGCATGGCCATACGTTTTTCAGATGGCGTAAGTTTCTCCGGCTTGCCAGCGCTCTTTGGCCTTGGTTTGTCCCACACTTCCTTATCCATATTTTGCGTCCTTCATAAGACCACCCTTGCGAGAGCGGCGCTGCTCAGATAGCGCAATGGCCACCGCTTGCTTTCTGCTTTTGACCTTGTCACCAGATGAGCTCTTGAGCTTGCCGCGCTTGTATTCACCCATCACCTTTTCAACTTTGTCCATGGTTACCCTTGCATTAGTGGCCGCGCAGAGCGGCGTGATACAGCTGATATTCGAGCAGACTTGCGCTCGCCAATCTCCCGTTGAAACTCACTCTCTAGCGCAGCTCGCTTTTGTTGAAATGGTTCATCAGAGAATGACTCAATTGTTGGCGCAGATGGTGGAGCCTCTGGCGTAGCTGGGGCCTTCTCTGTAAACGCTCCAGGCGCGGTGCGCTGAGTAAACTGCTCAAATGGCGTGGTGACTCCAGATTTTCTAAGGTAGCCGGTAGCTTGATACCCAGTTTGTCCCGGAACGTCTGGAACCCACTCCCACCCCGATGGAAGAACCCAACGCGACTGCCCTGAGTATCCCGCAACAAAAGAACTTTCTGGTAGGTTAGTCGGATTGTAATTCCACGCTTCTGCAACATTGACCTGTCGTTTTGTGCCTGGATAATTGGTTGTATATACGTTTCCATAAGCGTAGTTGGACATTGTGACGCGCCGGCCCTGGGGATCAACAGCATAGCTTTTTAATAAATCTTGGTAGCTTGATACTTTGCTTTGGTACTCTTTGGCCTTGGCCTCGTATGCAGCAGCTGCGCTTTCGTATTGGGGCAAAGTTGTTTCTTGGTATTTCTTAATGGCCGTCTCATATGGCGCCAGTGTCTCAGCTGTTTTGGCTTGATATGCACCAAATGCTTGCTCGTACTGAGACGACACAGATTGCAATCCGCTCTTATATTGTTCCGCTAGGCGAGCTATATCTCTGGAGCCGCGCTTTGCGGCTGTACGTTTTTGATATAGGGTCGGCGCCGCCATGGTTACACCATCGCCCTCGTTCCAAGCTGTGGACTCTCAATTCCAAGCTCCGGTGTTAGTCGCTCTTGAGATAGGAGAGCTCGACGCCCACCCCTAGTTCTAGCTTTTAGAGCTGATGCCTCGGCTGCGGCTGCCTTGCGGCGCTCCTCGTCAGCTGCGGCCTGCACCTCTGCGGCTTTCTTTTCCATGGCCAACTTGTTTTCTTTGTATTGCAGCGAGCCCTGCTCAAACTGTTGGCGAGCCACGTCTGCTTGCTCTTTCAAACTAGCTGCCTGTGTTGCGTATATTTCGTTTTGCTTGGCAACTTGCTCGCGCATTGCAGCTGCGTCTGCTGCCTGCTGTTGCAGCGCCTGCGCTTGCTGCTGCTCTGCGCCTTTTCTAGCCTTGCGAGCTTCGTTTGCTGTGTAGGCAGAGCCTAAGATAATTGCGCCTGCGACCCATCCCGCCATATTAGTTCCCCTTTCAACCTACGATTTTCACCCAGCCCACACGCTGGAACCTCATACAACCGACTCTCAAGTAATTCAATGTCGCGGCAGTTGTCCTGGTTCTCGTATATGTCAGTCCACACAACCTCTTCATCGAACACCCTACCAGCTCTCTGAAAACCAGCTGGCACATCAAATTCCATTGGGGCCACCAGCACTTTTACTCCACTGTCTGTGTTGACTGCGATGGTTCCACTCTCAAGTCGAACCCTGTATTGCGTTTTGTGTGCAGCTCCAGTTAACACAGTCCACGGTGGTATCGTAATCGTGCGCTCGTACAGGCCAGGCAAGAATCGATGAGACGTTACAATTTTTGCCTGCTCCATATCGAGCAGCTCGCCCTGCATCTTAATCACCAGCTCGCGTTGATCTGCGACTGACAGCTCTCCGCTCTCGAAGATGACTAAGCCACTCATGCTTTTATTCTATTGGTCTTTGATCGGTATGCAATACCAGCGATATCACTGTGCAATCACCTCACGCAAAGATGTCAAAGTCGGTGTTGGCCACAATCATGCCCTGTGGTTGGCCACCTAGTTTGTGGCTCCTGGTCATTCGGTTGTATTCGCCCCCTCCAAGCAGCAGGTACCCAAAGGAATCGCCAATGTGTGAGTGTTCGTTCTTGTTTGGGGCGTCTCTGAATCGCTCCTGGCCGGCGCCAATTGCGACCCGCTTAAAGTGATATCCCCCGGCTAGCGCCTTTCTCAGCAGCTTGCACTCTCGGTTCACCATGAGACCCGGCTTTCCCTCGATGAGTCGCTGCATTGGGGCAGCCGATGACTCTCGCCTGACCTTAAAGTCGTTTGATGCTGTGGGCTGTGCCTTGAGTCCCAGGGTTCTCAGAAAATCAAAGGCTGTGACCTCGTAGATGGCG